AAAAACCATACTTAATAATATCATGGATAGTCCCTCTCGGACTGTCCATAATAATATCGTAATAAATAAATATAATATACAGTCCTCAAAGAGGAGCCCGTCCATGCCGAGCTTTTGGTAGAAATTTGTGGTCTTCTACCCGACCTTTAGGATGCTGGAGCTGGCAAGTTTTGACCAGCAATCAAATGCAGTACTGGCGAATTCTTGTAATATACAAGATTATAGTCATGACCAGCGGACACATAGATGTCGGTTGCATTGTTAGTAGCTATTTTGCCCTGAGCAGCAGGCATATACCCTACGCGAATTTGCATGTTTTGGTTTGCACCTAAGTGATCCTCATCTCCCGAGCCCCCAGTGGCTTGAATCTGATTAGGAGCAGTGTATGTGAAGCGTGCAGAGCTAAAGTAGGGCACATTAGCAGACAAACCAGCATTAGTTTCCTGGCTCGTAAGTGCCATTCCCATACCACCCAGAATATTGTCAACACCTGCCGACGTCTTATAAAAGGCATTCTCAGAATCACTACCATTGACAGTAGCCTGCACAGAAAGAGCAAGAGCATTTGTGTTCCTCACCCCAGAAGCACGAGCAATTGTCATAGATTGAGATTTGGCACCCAGTGAATTCACTGTCCAGTTTACCGATCCTCTCTGACCTATATAACAGGGAGCCATCCAAGAGAGAGCAGAGTAACCCACATAATTGTACTTATTCCCAACCAACGTCTCATGCATTGCGTTGGTCCATGAACCAACTACTTTAGGGAACATAGATTGGAATAAGAGAACATCAATCCGCTTGTTAGATGTTGCTCCCGCAGCAGGACCGATGCTCGTGTAGAAAGTATCACGGTGCATCAATTGTCTAACACTCAAACATGTTTCACCCATGTAGACACCATAAGAGACCTTGGTGACTTCGTCTGTCTCACCCAGACTAACACTACTGGTACTTTCTGGTTCCATGTCACATTCATCCTTACATTCCATACCCCCTTGTACCTGTGTGGAATACGATACAGAATTGTTGATATCTCTTGGATTGGCAAAAGCAAGATTATCACAACCCTTCACAAATACCGATACATCCAGAGTATTCGAAGCAGAAGGCCCCGAGAGTTTATTCTGCACAAACACACTCAAGAAACCATTGTACTTGGCTTGCCAGAAGGCAGTATCCAGAGAGCCAGCGCTGGAACTGAAAATGGTAGTGTTACCCTCCACACCCTCCGTAGTTCCCGTTTGTAACCAATGTTTCAATTGGGAATAGGGTACTCGAACAGTGAAATCTTTAGTATCACCAATATCGAACACCTGGGTGCTATTCACCAATTGACTATCCGTCGTTAGCAATGACGTATCTGCTGGTTCAAACTGTATTCGCAATCTGCCCATGTGAAACTTGGTAGCCTGAACCACAAAGCGAAATTCGATATCTCCAGTCCAATACTCGAACATCTGTGCTAAGTGCATCATAGGTGTCGTATAAAATGTGAGACCATCAATGCGGAACATCTGAGGGGTGACCATAGTGTGCCACAGATCACTTCCTGCTGCATCTGAATCTGACCACGTGAATTTGGTGATATAAGCCTCTCTACCAACTATACTAGCTATAGCCAACTCATCAGTACCATCCAATCCACATACTCTGGAATCCACAGTTAACTCATTCTTAGGATCCAGGCTCAAACGTGTAATGGGATGAGATATCTCCGAGCTGGAGAGATTCTGAAAGGGAGTAGGCAGGTAAGGCATACTATCAGCTATGACAGGAACATTCGTGAAACCAAACCAAGAAGCGATACTAGATAGATAACCAGCACCCATCTCAGTAGCTCTCATGTAGGGTCCAATAACAGGTATGTTGGTGAGTTTCCCAGCTGCACTAGCTACAGCAGATGCAACACCGGACACAGGTGAATCACCATATTCATCCTCTGTATTGGTCATGGACATTAACTTGGCGCGTCTACCCTTGGCCGCTGTTGGTCTCTTACGAAACTTAACCTTGCCACCTTGAACAGTCACATTCACAGTGTTCATTGTGAGTTCTAGATCCGTGAGCCACGCATACGCTGTAACGGATACACCTCCTAACGCTACTGAGTTAAAATTCCTCAGTACTGTGGTTGAGCGATAGTTGATGAGTCCTAGATCACTTAAACCCGGCATCTTGCTAAACAAACTACTGTTGATGGGACAGTAATTATACGGGTAAATAAATGGCATGGTAAGCTGACCTCCCATATTATCCTGTGGGGATATAATAATTTTGGGTCTTTGAGAGTGGGACACAATGTGGGCATCACCAGCAATTACAATAGGAACGGTTATGGTAGAATCCGGTAAAGCGTTGTATATAACCATACCTAACCCAGCATAAAAGGGGGAAGAACTAATGGAAACTCTAATGTTTAAAGTAGCCCTAAAACCCCCAAAGTTCTTAAGTTTATTCGCAACCAGGGGGTTGGTCAAAAACAGGGTCCAAGGATCATAAGTATGAGCAAAGAAACTACCCTCAAGCCAGGTGTGGGTATCGATGAGTAGAGGTCGCTCAAGAAATCGCGCAATATCTGCTGTATCCGTTCTCCCGTGGTGAGTGGTCGGGTCGCTCTCCCCCACAATAGTAGTGATGAAACCCTTGTCCTCATCGTGGAACGTAATCTGCTCCACCTTCGTCTGGTTAGCGTCACCAACCGGAGTGACAGTTTTTGGCACTGTCGAGCCTTTATTTTCAATATTTTCAGTAAGTAGTAATACAAAGATCCGTGTAACTCATAACGGGATCTAGGGGTATTTATGTTCAAAACCTGGATAGTTTCCCCTGAAAAGGGGTTGGGCACGAGGGCCCTGTCCATTGTAATTAATATTCCTTCTTTAAATTCAAATCAAAATAACAAACAAATAAATAAAAGTGTATCTAATAATAATCATTGCCTAGTGGTTACGAAGTGGCAAAACTCCGTTCGGTAATTACTTTCGCATCCATCGCTCGACATATTCGTCAAATGTCGGCAGTGGAATATCGGTAAACCATACGTCCAGATTAAACTGAGACGCTAATTGTCTAAGTCTCCAATCCCAATCGTCGAATGTAGACCTATCATGGAAGAAGAACTCATTGTGGGCAGAACGAATCTGACCCGCAAGTTGCTCATCCTCCGTTATCTGCTTGCTAGCGACCTTATACATTAACATCTTATGTATTGATTCCTCTTCCAGAGGACAACCAAAGTCTCCTAATTCCTCGCGGTAGACCCACGTTCTCTTGAGGAAACTAACATCCTTAATGTCAATATATGGAATACTAGCAGCAGTCTTATCTGCCATAGTGTAAGTGATATCCAAACTAGCCAGCAGATTCTGAATGGTAGTGTGTGTGAAGAAGGCAGCCCGTTCATGCACTCCCATTGAATTATCATCCCCATAAGTCATAAGTGCCACATTTGAGGTAAAGTGCTCCACAGTTCCTCCCAACTCATGGAAGCAGTACCTCATGTATAGACTATTTGCAATAGAATTAATCTGCACAGTCAATGGATGACCCGATGGATTGCCCCCAAAGAATCCTACCAAGTCTCCGTTGAGATTCACAGTTGGGAAAGCAACATCAAATGCTATACACCACATAACCAGCAAGGTTTCGTCCGAAGCACCCGCAGCCTTGTACAAGTTAATGATGACCTCAAAAGCGGCAATAATCATAATGGCAGGCATTCTCTTATCATATGCTTTATAGTCTCCAGCAATCATACGAGTGGTGCCGAACTTAGTGATATGTCGGTAAATATCCCCCCACTCACTAGACTGTGCTACTGTACCAGATCCAGCCTCGAAGATAATGGTGTTATTCTGCTGCAATCGTACAAAACTAAGGAAGTACTTGCGGATAACAATGGAAGCATCAATGGGAGCTCCATAGAATACCCGAGTCTTACCAATTCTAGCTTTTTCCAGACTTACAGCCTCATCCTTAAGGTGAGCTGTGAACACAGGATGCGCCACTCTACCCTGTTTATATTCCTCTATAATAGCTTCAATACGTTCATGGCACAATTCTCCTAGATCAATAGCATCATCTACATCATCAATCTTACCAAGGTGCCTGATTATATTGTTCTTAGAAGAACCCCAGGGAAAACCAGCACTAGTGCTCCGATTAATACAATCAACATACGACACACCAGGTGCACCGTTGATAGCGGTAAAAGTGCTATATTCCTGAAGCATGCCGAGTTGCTCAGGGTCTAGCGCTCCAAGAATGTCGGCAGTAAAAGCATTCACACACTTATCCAACACACCTTGTTTCATACTATCTACAGGGTTAGTGGAATCAGTAAGTGCAAAACGCCACGGTCTATAGGTGACCATGTCAGGTGCAGCCTTATTGGCCAACCATCCATAGGAATCCCTTAACACAGTGTGCAGCTTTGTAGGTCCCACGGCACTAGCACCGCTAGGTCTACAAGCACCAACTAGACTACCGTAGACATTGACCACACCGTCCTCAAGCCAATGCAATGGACTCTTGTAGTGCAGGGAACCCAGACGCATGTTGAAGTCTGGCTCATCAGCCACTAGATCCCCAGCTTGAACTTGAGCTTGAACACCGTACGCTGCGATTCTAGGTTTTAACCACTCTTGATCTACCCTAGTGGCACACACATACGATGGTGATAGTACGCTCGAAAGAAACAGACTATGGATACCCACAATGACAGGGCCCGATGGGGAATGAGCAATATAGGGGGACCCACAATCTCCAGATATAGTATCCTCGGATTGGGTCTTACTCCTTTGAACTCTCATGTTGAGTGTTTTTCCATCAATCGGGGCAGGGGTACGTGCTGCTTCTATCATACCTAAATGGACCTCTCTCAGGACACCACTCCTGTTCATAATGATTGTAGCTGGCGATCGTGTATCATAATTATCATTCATAGGGAAATACTCCACAATGCTCTTCCTCGGTTGTAATGCACGAATATGAACAAGTGCCAGATCCCTCTCTGGATCTCTCGTAACCATGGACTCATCAAAAGCACAAGTGATGTTAGGGCCAACGATAGCTCCTCCAGGAATACTCCTTATAACCATAGTTTGCGTGCCCACAGGCACCACATGATTGTTAGTGAGGAATATCTGACCACCCAGTCCCAATAGAGTGCCTGGGCCCATCCTGCCCTTGCCAAAGCAATCCACATGATACACATTGGATTTGAGTACATGTACGAGGGCTTGCACATTCGAGCACTTCGATTTGTGACTAATGGGGATAGGTACTGGACTCACATGTCCTTTACGCCACACATCTACTCTCTCTCCATCCATGGGAACAGGCGCTGGCAAATTATCTTTAAAGACACTAGCACCTTGTAAATCTGAATTGGAAAAAGATTGAACCAATTTGTAACTCACCAGAGCTAGACTAACAACAGAGACAACACCCAAGATAATCTTCTTCCTCTTGAGAATTGCTTGACGAGCATGTCCCATACGCTCCCAGAGCAGTTTGCCCCCTGCGCCAAAGTTGAAGTAGTTATCATTGTAATCGTCATAACACCATTCATAAAGGTATTGAGCTAAGGGACCCTTCATCTCTGGCCACAGGTAGAACACTTGTCCAACGGTTGAACGCAAGTGGTTCTCAATAAATCTTAGTCGGATATAACGGCGAAAACGACCATAAAAGGGCATATAACAAGTCATAGCAAAGACACCAGAGAAGTAAAGGATCATATAGTCCAGAGGGTTAGGCAGGTAAGACCAATCACCACTCCAAGCAACGATAGCAACTGTACTGACTGGAAAGAACCAACTTTTGAACCATGATTTGAGGTCACTGAAGAAGGTGTGTCTATTGAAGATGATTCTCGAAGATTGCACTTCCACTCTAGTAGTAGAGAGTGCAGCAGCATCACAGTCGCACATTCTCTCAGGCATGTGACATCTATCACAATATTTCAAGTCCACGTAAGCATCGCGTCCAATCTTGATATTGCGCTGAATCTCCTCTTGATCCAATATCTCCTGAGTGAGGTACGCCAACAATTCTCTGGTGCTGAACTCAGTCCCCATTCTCGTGATGACTGCCGGTCCACGTGGTTCAAGACTTGGTGAAACGTAGTCAACAGAGAAGGTCCAATACTCAGGGAAAGCCTCCTTATCCAAACTGGTTGGAATTTTGAGCCTTCCACTAGCATCCATAAACTGAGGGAGTGGTTTGGGTGTTATGATGTAGGGAAACCTGCGCGAAATAGCAGACGGTTCGGTGAAGTAAGCATGCGCATTTAGGAGCTTAACATTGGTGCTAGCTACAACTAATTTGGCACGTAGTGGGGTTCTCCCCTTCTGACTTAAATCTGCTTGATCTGGGCAAAATGGGATCATGTTAACTATTTGAAGAAATTAGAGAACAGATGGATCCACCGACCCGGCAGGTCTAAGAGCCGCTACATCGTCCAGTTGAATACACCACTGTTCGGTCCGAAAACCATCCCAAAAATTAGCATTGGCATTACGGGTGTACTTAAGCTCAGGTCGGGCGTCTAACTTCATGACTTGAGCGTAGTGCTGATGGATCATGTGCATAACCTCACTTTTACCCACAGCCGAAGGACCATAAACCAAAACAGAGAATGGCATGGGTCTATCAGCTCGGGCAAAAGATCTGCTCAACACGTCAGCACTCATCAATCGCAGATCACTCAACACACGCTCCAAGTAACGCAGTTCTTTGGCTTGAAGCACTCTAGCTCGCTTGACAATGGATTCGCCTTTCTCCACTGTCACACTCAAGCGATCTAAAAACTCGGATTCCGAAAAATCATGCCCCTCTGGACACAAAATGTACGGCGCCTTGTCACGCAACCAGGTGACATCCGCATAGAAATCAGAGTACTGAGACACTCCATGGAACATAGTGTCCCACGAACCAGTCTTAGAGAATTGGTATCCACTCTCACACACATGCAACAACAAATCCGCACAAGCCACATAAAAACCCATCTTACCGACAGGAACATCTGTGAATTTTGGATTAGAGAGCATCTGTTTAACATAAGACATCGGAGACTCGTCGTCCGAATGAATATACAACGTGAAGAAGGCCAGGATGACCTTCTTAATTTTGAGCATTCCAGGCGAAGCCCAGAATTCTTCAGATAAGTCAGTACCGTTGCGCATTGATTTTAAAACAAATGCAATAGCACTATCAATATCTTGATGATCTTGTAGTCCCCCTTGAAACATTGTGAAACTGGCTGCGGCTTTGCCTAAAACTAAGCCTAACATCTCTTCAGCCATTCCAACCATGTCACACATAATGAGCAAATTCATCGCGCACAAGCGATACTGCTGCCACTTATACTCAGGAGGCAAGAAAGACGCCATTTGTAGGCCCTGAACAAAACTGGACAGAGCCATAAATAGCTTACCAACCTTCCGATTCTCTGAAATTTGCAGATCCGCAAAAAGATTGCCCAATCCACCTTGAACTCTTACAAGGGATTTGTTGTGGGCTTTCATAACACGATTGTATTTCCGCGAACCTCTTTTACATCCATAACACCTCTGAAAGAAAGTCTTAAGCTGGGGCTTAGACTGTACAGTAGTGGTATACGTGGTAGGGTGGTGTAAAAGATATATGCAATAAATTACAAGTGGGTAAAGTAAAGCACAAAGAAACATTGAGAAGAAGAAGCTGATAGGGTAACTCAACAGAAAGGAAGACACACAGTCGACCAACTGAACTCCGAAGGGTGGAACGTCATTCGATGCAGTGCCGTTAAGCACTGCGTTTTGAAAGTTTAACGAGTAAAAGTTCATCTCGACACACATGTCGACCTCCAATCGTGATAGATTGAGAGGATTTCCACATGGGATCTTTGGTCCCGCGGGGTGCGCACTGAGCCCCAAAATTAGTAATAACGCTGTTGCGTTGAAACTAGACATCTTATAAGCGCACGCGGGGGCAGTTGAGCCAATACTCATAACTTAACTTGCGAATTCGGAAATGCATTGAGGTGTACATAACGTAAAATCACGAAGATATTGGTTAGAGAATTACTTAACTCCGGCAACATAGTCCATGCTGCCCCCGGTGCTGTAATTGTGATGTTGTGCTTGTATATCTCTCACGGAATATACGAGTCCGTTCAAACAATAGTTTGACTCCTTTGTGAGTGCATCAACTTACTCAACCTCTCTATAACTCGAGATCAGAGTCATTCTCTACTCAGAACGCAATGGAATACACAATTCCTAGCATCAGGGGTTTTGGGGTGTTGAAGTGTCCCAAACTATCCTCTCTAAAATCCGAGATCAGGAGTGCACTCTTAGCAGTGCGTGGTGCACAAATAAAATACTAGTAACACACAAGCAGTGGAATACATAACTCTATACAACTATAAAGAATATGTAAAACACTACTTAATGTAAACGTACAGGATAGGGTATAACTATAAAGAATATACAAAATCCTAGCCGTTGAAAGACAAAAGAATGTCTAACACTAGTACGATTGTTATATTGTTATGCAGAACTAACAATCAAATGTGCGAAAAGGGCCCGAAGGCCCTAGCCCGGCGAATGCCGGGCGGTGTGGCTGCTGCAGCGCCACTCATAAACATGCGGGAGAAAGAAAATCTC